GCATTAGTGTAGTCATCCCATTCATTAGTAATTTCTCTGTGATTTATATTCGTTGGGCTTCTGCTTTCTGTAATAACATCCCAAATTCTTCCATCTACTTGATGCTCAACAGCCCTCGTAAGCTGTCTTAAAACTCTTGCTAAAATATCAATATCGCTATCTTTTACATCTTCATCTGATAAAACTGGACTTTCCACAAAATACTTTCTTACATAAGAAGTAACCCTTGTAAAGCTTGGCTCTGCAACAGGTGGAAGTGCTAATTGGTCTGTATTTGCTATTTGTGAAGCTGTTATGGCTGTTGTATCTGTGCTATCCAACCACCCAGCAGTCATTTTATACCACCTTATCTCTCTTGCTGCTGTTGGAGTTACAGAAACCCATCTCTTAAAAATGCTTTCTTCTTCTGCAAATCCCTTAACCATCTTGTCGATGTCAATTCCTCTAATTTCAGCCATACCGCTTGTATCTGCCATCTTATGAATATGCTGTATTATTTACGCCAGGTGAGAGCAATACAGCTATGCTTTCCCCTTCTGCCCCTGTTTCTAATGCAATACCGAGAGTTTTTGCACCGACACAGGTAGCGTCTGCTACTTTAATTATATTAGTATTAGCTGCCTTTGCAACTGCCTGGCCTGCTGTAACAGAACCAGATAAAATCATTTTAAAAACTCCCCTTAAATAAACGCCCAATTTTGTCTTTCCATCACTTGCTATTTTTTCCGATGCTGCTACTCCCGCTACATAATCCTCATCGCCGTCAGAAGTCGCCGCTGTAAATGGGTCAGATAGTTTTAAAATAGCTCCTTTCCCTATTCCTGTGCCATCTGCAACAATAAAAGGAATAGGCGGTTCTAATTGATATAATAAAACTGCTTCATTAGCCATAAAAAACCTTATACACTACACTTTAAATATTTTTCGGTTTTTTATTAACTACAATTAATTGATAAATTTTCAAAAAAATCCCTATTGTAGCCACTAAACACAAATAAAAAAGCATAGCTTCACAACTAAATTCAAAAATTATTTTAATCATTTATATTGCCTCGTGTTTCCAATCTTTAAATTCCCCTTCGATTTCTGTTATTTCCCCGTCTTCTCTTATTCCAATAGGAATAATAGACACAAATTTCGTGTATTCAGGAATAGGGAAGTTTGGATGGGGTATTTTTTTAAATTCAAGTATAGGTTCTAAATGTAAAAAACGTCTTAAAATTCCTAATGGATTAATACTTAAAACCTTTTTTTGTAATCTTGAATAATATTCATTCTCTGTATTTGGAATAAGGGCAGACAATATTTCGTCTTTAAATTCTTTCGGAAAGATTAACTCATAAATACCAAAAGGCAATATTCTTATTTGGAGCTGCATTAATAAAAATTTATCCTGTTCGCCTTCTTTATAAACTTTTATAGGCAAATATCTATGATTAAAATCCTCGATAATAAAATCTACAAAATTCTTAATACCATAAAGAATAAAAGCAAAGTGCATTTTAAATAAGCCCTTTCTCTATTCTTTTAGCGTATTCTGTTGGCGTTTCTTCTTTCTTTATTTCTTGCGAAAAACCAGTTTCTATTTTCCCGCTTAAAGCGTCAAAAGCTTTTAATTCTTTTAACTCTTTTATGTTTTTTTCCATTCTTTCGTTTTCCTCTCTCATTTCTTCGAGTTTTTTCTGGAATTCGGGCTTTTCTTCACTTACTTTCTCTTCTTCTTCTTCCCGCACGGCATTTTTATTATTCTCCATAATTTTTTAAAAACATTAAACTTTATAAACCTTTCGTGACCACGAGTTAATTTATTCTTTTTCATTTTCCTTGCTTAAAACTTCCCCTTCTTCCACGAGAATTCTATTTGGATTTGGATTTAAAATTGCTTGGTTTAATTCTCTCTCTAATAATGGAAGGGTGTGATTAAAAAAAACGTCATATCTGGCTAATTCGGGTGTTCCATCTGTGCCTGTTCCTTTTGCGTAAAAAGTAGAAGTATCTTTTTCTAATTCAGCTTGTGACAATTTTAAGGCGTTTAGATTTTCATAAAAAAGCTGTGTGTCTTGTATGGGGTTTCCTCCCCCGTTTATATCTGTTATAATCATTCTTAAATTTTGTTCGCCCTTCCCTAATTCAATAGTTCTACCGCTTAACTCGCCCCCTATTTGAGCTTTTATATTGCTTCTTATTCCAAGATATAAACCTCCGATAGTTGTCCCAGCAGTTAAAAGTAGTGCGGGGAGAGTTCCTACTCCTGTCGCTGCTGCAATTCCCTTCCCTACAAGTCCGCTTACAAATCCCCCAGCTGCACCCGTGACCCCGCTTGCTAATGCCTGATACCAATCAATTTGAGAAGGATTAAGAGAACTTACAACCTCTGGGGGTAATGGCTGGCCTTTATACTTTTGAAATAACTCATAAGCTGTTCTTTTATTTTCTTCAATTCCTAATTCTTTTCGCTTTTGCTCCTGGGATTGTGACATTTCAACAGCACCAGCAGGCAATTCAGTTTTTTTCCTCTCTCCTTCAATCATTTGATTAACTTCATCAGGGGATAAACCTAAATAAGTTTTCCCGCCAATTTCCACTCCCGATAAATACCCCTTTTCATCTCTGTATACTTTTGGCTGTGGATTTTCTTCTTGTTTAGGTATAGTTTCAGGTTCTAATTTTGGAGTTTCGAATGTTGGGTATACTTTTGGATATTCGAATGTTGTTGGGATTTGTGCTTTTGGTTTTTCTTCTACTACTGGTTTTTCTTTCTTCTTTTTCAAAACTCTTAATGGATTTGCTATCATTTTAATACTCCTCCAACGAATGTAAATATATCATCACCTAATTTAATTATATTTACTCCGAAAATAACCCAAAGTAAAAGCTCCATTCTTACCATTCGTTTTTCCAAATTATAAAGTTTATGTGTGTTTTCATCCACCTGCTCATTTAATTTCATTTTAACCTTTTTTATTAAATTCTATATAGTTTTTTAATAGATAAACAAAAAAGCTCGCTATCGGAGTGTATTCTATCGGCACATTTGCCATAAAAGCGAAAAGTGCTGGTGCAAATACAACAGCTAAATTTTTAAAAGCTTTCCCTACTCCTATTAAAAAATTGTATTTCTTTTCTTTCATTCTACCCTCCCAATTTCTGTATTTAATTCATTAGGTTGAAAACCAACCTGTGAAGTATTTTTTTCTTCGTCTTCGCTTAAAACCCCATGTAGTGAAGGTGGTCTATTAAGCTTAATTTCTAAAATTAATTGGGCTTTTATATCTTGCTCTAAAAGCGTCTGTTCTTCTGTATATACGGGCTCAAAAGTTAAATAGCCGACTTTTGATGCTGCTTCTGTAAAATCTGCGGTGTTGGCTATTGCTTTCGACACGCCAACAGCTTGATAAAAAAACCCTTCGAGATATCTAATCCAATCCAAATATGGCTGTAAAGGGGGGGTAGTATAATCTGCTACTTCCATATCTACGCCCTTCTTTCCAGGAATTAATAAAACTTCGCCGTTTTTTATTGCATCTTTCCACTGCTCTTTTAATGTTGTTAATTTAGCAGAGTTATCCATATCCACATAAATAACCCGCATAGTCGAACGATGTAAAACCTTACGCCAGTCATTCATGGCTTCGTTTCTTGCGTCTATAACCCACTGGCATGCTTCTAAAACCGATATTCCATGCGCTTCACTTGCAATTCTATCGTTGCAAATATGAAAAATTTTTTCTTTTGGGTATGGTTTCCATTCCCCATTCATAAAAATATCATATCTTTTAATAATCCCCTTTTGAGATATTACATGCCTGACATTCGCAGGATTTAAAGGTTTTAAATTAATTAATTTCCCATTCTCATCCTTAATTATTTCAGAATAAGCATCACCATTCGCTTTTTTAATTATAATCATATTAGTTAATATTGATTGAAAACTATCTTCGCCCCATCCCCTTATAAAATTCAATCTTACTTTTGTAGAGCTATCAGTAACAAATCCCTTCCCGCATGTCCATCTGGCCAGGGCTCTTATAGCTTCTTTAAATTCAGGTATTTGTTTCAGATAACCTAAATATTTGCTCCAATTAGCATTATAATAATAAAACTCCTTCTCGCCTGTATTCTCATCCAAAACTTTAGAGCTAACTGAATATTCGGGAATTCCCGCATTCATGCCCGTTGTTGTTGTGTTTGATATGTTATGTTGTGTCATTTTTATAATTCATTATTCTGCCATTATAATGGTATTTTAAAGGGAATATTTACTTTTAATTGTGTCTTTTCAAGGTCATAGTCTGGGTCTGCTCTATCTTGTGGGTCATGCCCCATTTTTATGCTTGTACAATTTCCATCATTTGCTGTTAAAGTTGCAGTAACTCTTAAAATGTCCCCTAAACCAAAAATAGTTTCTGGGATTATTCCAGTA